GAGAACACGACGATCGTGTTGCTAACGCATTGGGTGTTCTCTGCCCTCTATGCCAAGCACCAATGGAGCGTTACAGACTTTTGTGCAACTCATGTGAGTTGTACGAACACAACAGTACCACTGTGGCCGTCAACGCCGGCCTGCGAACAGTTTACACACGGATTGGTCGTCAAGATTTGTTGGAACCACTGTTCCAATCTCTTGATTGCCAATGGGTCACATACCATGGACGCCCTGTGCGTCCTACCATGTCTTGTGATGACTTGACATGGAGTGACTGCGTGGTGTTACAGGTACAACAACGCATGCTTGGAGGCAACCCTTCGGGATTGTACCACCATGTGGAAGTCGCAGAACAGCAATTGCTGTACAAACTCAACAAACGAGAAGGCCATTTGGCAGCGAAGGCACGCTCCCTCAAACTCGACGAGTGGGAGCTCCTCGTAAGAAACGCACAGATGCGTTACGATGGTTTGATCACCAGGGGACAACAACTGCAATCGCAGTACGGAGAGCAGATTTCGGAGCTGTTCAAAGATGAGAACACGGTCTACGTGCTCAAACTGACAGAGGATGCTGGCATCCTCTTAACAGGTTTGATGCACGCAGAAAACATGGCTCACATCTTGGGCGCGCTTGGTCTTTTCGTAAAGTTAAGAACCAACTCGAGTATCATCGCAACTACGGTGGCGTGGGGAATCGATTTAGCCATGGAATGGTTTTTTGATTCTCACACGCAAAGCGAAGGTTTTGATGGTATTAAGATGGTTCTTAATAACTACGAAAAGTTCAAGCACTCGGAAATGGCTGAGAAGCTCCATTGCTTCATGCTATATATGCTCGGGTTTTCAGTGTTCGATTCAGTCGGACTTAAGATAACCCCAGAGAAGATGAAGCATTTAGCAAAGGGAGCTAAGAAAGCCAACGCTTGGAAATCAATGGATTTATTGCACCTCAGTGCTGAAATTATCCATTGGTTTTGCGAGCGCGGATATCAATCCTACCAAATGGGCACGGTATCCCCCTTTTTCCACTCGGAGTCGACTCACACGCAATGGGTCGATCAGTGCGAAAAACTCAAACGCTGGTCGAAATGTGTTTCGAACCCAGCAGCCCATGGCTTTACAGAATTTGAGTACAAGTGCGAACTTGATCAAGTAGTTGAACAAGGACGCGCTGTGGTCAAACTTATGTCTACCATGGGCGAAACCGAACGTAAAACGTCAAAAGCACTGCTCTCGGAGATGGAACTCCTAAGAGCAATGCACATGACATCGATCGACGCGTTTAACGATCGAGAAGAACCCTACGGCGTGCTGGTCGCCGGGGCGTCAAAGCAAATGAAGAGCACCTTCACCAGATTGCTCTACAATCACTTTGGCAAAATCCACAAGTTGCAGTACGCAGACAAGTATCGTTGGATTCGAGATTCCAATGATGACTACTGGTCTGGGTACAGGGCTTGGAAGTGGTGTGTGCAAATCGAAGAGATTGCAGCAGAGAAAGTTTCAATGGTCAAAGAGTGCCCAAAATCACTCAGTGAAGCATTGCGACTTATCGGCTCAATCTCGTTTGTGACACCACAAGCAGAACTCGAAGATAAAGGGAAGATCCCGATGCGTGCAAAGTTGGTCATTGGCACTACAAATGTCATTGATCTAAATGCAGCGCATTACTTCGAGAACGAACTCGCACCTCGTAGACGATTCCCTCTTACGATTGTTCTTTCAGTGAAAGAGCAATACTGTAAGGATGGAATGGTCGATTCGACGTTACTTCCCACGGATTATGAATGTTACCCTGACTTTTGGACCATCACAGTTCTCAAGATTGAAGCTGTGAAGGACGACAAGAGTCAAACAATCATGACCCCGCAAGGAGCAATGTCGATACCGCGAGCCACGAACGACCCTCTGGCGTTGGTACCCCTGCAGCGAGCTAAAATTTCAATAGTGCAATCTTACGATTGCATTGATGATTTTTTGGCTCACTTTGGGAAAGCCACATTTGCACATCTGGCTGTGCAAAAGCAGATTCAAGCGACAAATAAGGTGATGGAAGATGTCCCTGTGTGTCTAGTCTGCTACCGTCAGCAATGCAAGTGTGAAGTACCTACGTGGAGCACTCCCCCAACCACACCTCAGTGCGAGGAGACAGTGAGGTGTCCAGAAGAGATGGAATGGGAACTAGTGACCGTGGTTGAACGCCATGAGCTAGAGTCCCGCATCAAGCGCAGATACGACCCTGACGAACAAGTCGTGTTCAACACGTTCTTGCGTCAGTGTACCGAAACTCGAGCTTGGTACTTCGATCATCATGGACATGCCAAATTCATGCGAGAGGAAGTGGGCCATGACAGGCGCACCCCTCGTATGATACAAGTCGACACAGAGTTGATGAAAGACATCACTGACACATATTTCGAAGTCTCGAGAGAGAAAACGGAATCATTGGTTATGCGATTCTTCATCGACATCCTGAAGTGGGGATTGGGCATGTGGCTGAAGTGGAAGTTTACACGTTCCATCCTTCGTTCCGCAATGCACTATGGTGTGTTGCGAGCCACTATCATTCAGTTGGTATTGTGGTTCTTGCCGGATCAGTGTACCGTGGCGTTGAAACTTTTAGCTCTCAAATCAGGACAGTTGTATGCTAAACATCCTAAGCTAGTCAAGCTTAGCTTAGCTGCAACAGTTCTGATGGGAGGCCTATGGGTTTACAACAGGTATCAGATCAACAAGGAACGGAAAAGACAACAAGCTGCTCTGCAACAAGAAATCAAAGAAAACAGCGAACTGCGGTGGGAAGAAACATTTGCGAAACAGGAAGAAACAGAAATGCTTAATCGATATCTCAAAGCAAAGATCGTGGAAGAAGCTAAAAAAGAAAATTTCGTCACTCAGATGAAAGTGCACCCGCCAGAGCCCTTGGAACACGAGTATCTAAACGTTTGGGATGGACACGATCCTCGTAAAATCCATTTCCAGCTAAGTGATATGTCGTGTTCGTGGGCAAAGAAAACTTTCCAAGAAGTCGTACGTATGGTTCACCACAATACAGCTACGCTTGTTTTCACTCGTGATGATGGTTTCGCGATACATAAAACAACGACTCGAGCTTTATGCTTGAGATCGCGAGTGTATCTCGTTAACAATCACGCGTGGAAAGACAACAGCAAAGTGGAGATCATCTACGAAGCGCAGAAAAACATCAGTGCGAACGTGACTTTTGGTTCTAATACTGTCATTGTGAAACGTTATCCAGAGTTTGACATTGCTTTGGTTGAGATACCGCATGTTCCCGTGCGGGGCGACTTGACCAAGTTACTTGTCAAAGGAAAGACGCGAATGGATGGCGCGAAAGGAATTTACGTCATTCATCACCCTGATAGAATTGAAACCATCGAAGTTGCGAACCTGGAGTCTGGACACACTTTCATGCTCAACGAAACAGGCATTGGCTGCTATAAAGGAAGAGCTCAACGTACTACGGAGTACGGTGAGTGTGGCAGTCCATTGTTTGCAAAAGTTCGTGGAGGAGTGGCCCTAGTGGGTTTTCACATTGGTATTGATTCCAATGGGTGCGCGATGGCAGCGTACTTGGATGAACATATCATGACCCTTCTAGAAGACTTCAAACTGAGCTCGGTGGTTGCAGGTGAGCCGGTCACGGCCGTAGGGAAGCACACACTCAAGCCCGGACCAACACACGCCAAGAGCCACGCACAATTTGAGACAGGCACAGCTATGCACTTTGGTTCTGAGATGGGGCACCGTCCCAGCTTGCAATCTAGAGTGCAGGAAACACTCTTAGCGCCTGCAATGCGACTAAGAGGCTACGTGACAGATCATGTAGCGCCAAATCTCAAATCTTGGATCCCTTTCAAGCGTGCGTTGGAACCCACACTCAAGACAGGTGTTTCGTTCCGAGCTTCCGTAATGGCAGAATGCATGCGAGAGTATGTAGATGACTGCGTGGAAGCTTTGGCTCCAGGTTGGGAGAGTATGGTACACAGATATGATCAACACTCTGCTATCAACGGTGTGGCGGGAGTTGCGTATGTGGACCCACTCAACAAGAACACTTCCGCGGGTGCGCCATGCAACCGAGGAAAGAAACACTTCCTAGAACGAATTGAGGGCACAGATTCTTGGAGGCTGACACAAGATATGCAGCGAACGGTGGATGAGATATTCGTACGCTATGACAATGGCGAGCGAGCATATCCCATTTTCCAATCTCACCTCAAGGATCAAGCTATCCCAAAACGTAAAGCTGATATCGGAAAAGTACGCGTTTTTGTAGGTGGACCAATGGCTTGGACTATAGTTGTGCGTCAAAGCACACTTTGGTTCATTCGTTTGGTACAAAACAATAGGCGCGTATTCGGTATCGGAGCCGGTACAGTAGCACAAGGTTCGGAGTGGCATGATCTCTATGAATGGTTAACTTACTTTGGTAGGGAGACTATTGCTGGAGATTATGCTCTCTTTGACAAGCGCATGGGAGCGCTCGTCATTTTATATGCATTTCAAATCATTGCAGAATTTGCCATTCGAGCGAAAGCTCCTAGAGATTTGATAATGCACATCTTGTGTATCGGCGAGGATACGGCGTTTGCCTTTGTTTGCTTTAATGGAGACTTGTTCATGTTCTTTGGATCTAATCCATCAGGACATGCACTTACAGTTATCATTAATAGCTTGGTTGGCAACCTCTATATCCGTTACGTTTTCAAGTTGGTCGTGCCAGAACACATCCAGTTCAAGCATGTGGTGCGTCTTATGACGTACGGTGATGATATGATTATGTCAGTGCACGAGAGTGCTCGTAAGTACATTAATCACACTATCATTGCTGAAACCCTAGCTGAATTGGACGTGGTCTTTACCATGGCCGATAAGGAAGCAGAATCTGTGCCTTTCATTGACATTGATGACGCCACGTTCTTAAAACGTTCGTGGCGTATGCATGAAGAGATTGGTCTTATGGTGGCTCCATTGGAAGAGTCATCGATCATAGGATCGCTTATGATCGGTATCACCAGTAATAGTGTTACCGATGAGTTTCATGCTATTCAAGTTATTGAAAGTGCCCTCTCAGAGTACTTCTTTTACGGAAGGGAAGTGTTCGAAGCGAAAAGGAAAATGTTTCTCGAAATCATCGAGGAACTGGATCTTGCCCTTTGGATCCCTGCACGAGGTCTGCGCACCTGGGACTCGTGTATGAAAAGCTACAGAGCAACATCGCGTCGGTACGAAGAAGTACGCGACGCCCGGGGGTGTGCAATCACCTCCTGCGCAAGCTAAGCAAAAAGTGCCTCTTTCACAGTTACTGCAATGATGCTGGTAACATCATTGAGTGTGGGTGAAAGATGATCTCGATGGGCCTGGTTCCATTACTCTGTTTAGGGTAGATTCTAGAGAGTCACTACCAAACACCAAATCGAAGGTTTGAGACAACCTCGATTTGAAGAAAAAGTCTTGCTAACAAAAAACTTACAAAACAAACAAAACAAAATCAAAATGTGGAAACACAGAAACAATTTGCACAACGAAATGCATTTAGATTGTCTGATTCATTTAAGAAATTTGGAAAGCAAAAGAAATATGAATGCAAGAAGGAGTTCGACGGAAACGCAGAATGTATATGTTCATTTGGTCAGAATGTTTATTGCGTATTGCAGTCGGACGAAGTCGCAGTGCCCCATGAAGGGGCGACAAACACACAAACTGAGGATTTGGTTACGTTTGTGGATGGCGACACCCCAACACCGGAAACCGCTGATTCTTGGGACACTGTTGCCGCAACAGGTTCCATGATGGATGTGGGAGAACTGCAAAAGTTCTTATCGCGTCCGGTGCGAATCCTCAACGCCAGTTGGGCGGAGACAGCACCCGTTGGTCAGATTACAAGCATGTACCCTTGGTATGAATATTTGAACACTCCTTTTATTAAAAAGAAGTTAGATAACTATGCTTGGTTTCGAGCCAAACTCCACTTGAAGGTTGTAGTTAACGCTTCGCCATTTTATTATGGTTTAGCTATGTTGAATTATCAACCTTTACCCAACAACAACGGTGCCTTTGCAGGTGCCGCAGCAGATTCAGACTACTCAGCAGGATATGTGCAGCGATCACAACGACCTCACGTTATGATCTTGCCACAAGATTCGATGGGTGGTGAACTGGAAGTTCCATTCATCTGGCCCAAGCAGTATGTGGATCTGCAAAGTGCTACAGAAGTGCAAAATTTAGGTTACATTGAGTTGGAAATCCTTAAGGTTTTGCAGTCGGCGAATGGTGTGACTGGTCAGGCTGTTACTATTCAAGTTTTTGCGTGGTTGTCTGACGTGCAATTATCCGGCCCTTCATTGGGCACGGCTTTGCAATCGAAAGATGAGTACGAAGAATCGACAGGGCCAGTCTCCAAAGTCGCCACATCTGTAGCCAGCTTTGCCAATAATTTCGCTGGTATACCAGTACTAGGGAAATTTGCCAAAGCAACCAGCATAGGAGCCAGTGCTGTGGGGGGCATAGCTCGATTATTCGGATTCACGAATCCGAATGTCATTGAGTGTGCTGCGCCCCGCAGATTGGTGAATATGCCAACGTTTGCATCTGCTCAGGTTGGGTTCCCGAATGACAAGTTGACATTCGATCCTAAAGCCGAGTTGACCATTGATGGTGCGGCAGTGGGTTTGGATGTCCCAGATGAACTTTCCATTAGTCATTTGGCTCAACGCCAATCACTAATGACCAACCTGACTTGGTACACCACCGATACTGTTGATACTCAGTTATTTACGTATGGAGTTAATCCGTACGTACCGAAGATTGACGGTGGTACCAATCAAAGCAAAGCCAGACATCCTCCACTATCGTTTTTGTCGGCATTCTTTGGTGCGTGGAGAGGTGACATCATTCTCAGGTTTGATGTTATCGCTTCGCAATACCATAGAGGTCGACTTTTGATTGTGTATGATCCCTCTGGCACAGCTGCAAACAATGTGTGTACAGTCACACAACCCCTCGGGACTATCACGTCCCACGTGTTGGACATTGGCGTTTCGCGTTCTGTAGAGATACGAATTCCGTATACTCAGCCATGGCCTTGGTTGAAAACGACTCCAGATTGGGTGAATTCCTCATGGGTGAATCGTGGGTCAGACGATGCAAGTAATTTTTTCTCTAACAAGGACTTCTATAACGGAAATTTGACGGTGCGAGTACTTAACGTGCTCACTGCGCCGGTCTCTTCTAGCAATGTGGAGATTTTTATTTCTATTAAAGGAGCAGAGAATTTAGAATTTGCGAATCCGCGAGAACCGTTTAAGCGAATTTCAGCGTTCACTGTGCAGAGCAAGGAGGAGTCTTTTTCCAAATACGATGTTTGGCGGACACCTTGCGAAAGGACAACCATGGGTACACCCTCTAACCCGGACGAACATAGGTTTGACATGAACTATGGAGAACCAGTAAGGAGTTTGAGGACTCTGCTGCAACGCTACACGCTTAATGAGGCGTGGATGCCAGCAGCAGATACCTCGACGGCATTACGTTTAGATAGACATGTCATGACGCGATTTCCGCTCGGCTGGGGGTATGATCCCAAGGGAGCAGGGGCTTGCCTCGATGCTGCGACCGGTTTGATTCCTAAGAATTTTAATTTGACGCGTTCTCACGCGTTCAATTATATAGCACCGGCTTTCGCAGCTGTTAGGGGTGGCTTCAATTGGAACATCGTTTACGTGAACGATTCCGCATCCTCACAAGGTGATCACACGCTCTCATTACAGCGTGTCCCTTATGAGTTAACGGCGGCTCGATATGGCTCAACTGGATGTTCCGTTACACCTTTGTCGGCGGCAACAGGATCCTTTGGTTCGCAAACTACATATTGGTTTGCTCCCTGTCGAGGTTATGAAACTTTTTCTCGAGCCGGAACTACAACTGGACCACAAAATGATTGGTGTTCATGGGTTAATCGTACGCATACGCTTTCTGGAGCAGCTGAATCTGTGCTCAAGCAGACAGGATCTATTGCGGCTACATTACCGCATTACAATGATGCACTTTTCCAGTTTACGAAACCTAATTATATCACCGATCCCATTTCAGCTGATAGAGGGGCAGAAAGTCTCTTTCACGTCGATCTGTGGAGCTGGCCGAGTCAGGGTCAGACTACTAGGTGTGTCAGAATGGAGAAGTGGTGTGGTGCAGCAAGCGATTTATCGTTGCTGTACTTCATCAATACTCCACTCTGGTACATGTACTACTCGGATCCTTCGACTACCAACACGGCAGTTTAACTGCAAGCCTGTGAATGTGGGCGCTTAGTACCTTCACAAGAACCTCAATCTGCTAGAGATTAGCAGACTCCCACCACTCCAGGTGCAATTTGGAGTGGGCTAGACAGAATAAGCTGTTCTAGTGCCTAGTTGACAAGGTAAGATGTTGTCATCAGTCCTATAATCCGGTTATAGGCCTCCTCTGAATTGAGGATGAGACCATGTATCATTACATGGTCGCACGCCACAGCGTTTTTGAATACTCTTAGAGTACCCGCCCGTAAGGGGGGGCCCAGAGAATGGGTTTCTGTTATTTTGCGCTGTAGGCGCAGAACTGACAGTTTCAGCTCGGTCCGGAGAATTCATTTAACCGCTGTTGGCCAATGCCGGCAG